AGGATGTTGCAATTATTGAGAATCCGCTGTACGTCGTTATGAATGAACCTAATTCAACACTTCGTCGACTTATTAGAAAATTGAATCTTCTTGACGCTGTCGACGAACAATCTAGCGCCGGTAAGCTGGACCTTATTATCCAGTTTCCATATACAGTTCGTACTGAGAACCGAAAGAAGCAGGCAGAAGATCGTATTAAAAAGATTGAAAATCAGTTGTCCGGTTCAAAGTATGGTATAGCTTACGCTGATGCAACTGAAAAGATAACGCAGTTAAATCGTCCAGTAGAAAACAATTTGATGAATCAAATCCAATATCTAACGAGTATGCTATATAGCCAGTTGGGATTAACAGAAGCGATTTTCAATGGTACTGCGGATGAACAGACTTTGTTAAATTACTATATTACAACAGTTGAACCAATAATGTCTGCTATAACCGACGAATTCAAAAGAAAGTTCCTAACCAAAACGGCTAGGTCACAACACCAATCTATCAACTTCTTTAGAGACCCGTTCAAACTTGTTCCAATTAACAATATTGCAGAGATTGCCGATAAGTTTACTAGAAATGAAATACTCACGTCTAATGAAATCAGAGGAATCATAGGTTTCAAACCTTCTGATGATCCTAAGGCGGACCTGCTTATCAATAGTAACTTAAACCAGTCAAATGAAGAACAAAAAGAAACGGATCAAGAACCAGTTGAACAGATTGAAAACAACTAAATGAAAGGAAAAATTCAAAATGGGAGCAAAAACCTACGATTTTAGTGGTTGGGCAACCAAGAATGACCTTAAATGTTCTGACGGTAGAACTATTAGAAAGAATGCATTTAAGGATGACAACGGTAAGACAGTTCCTCTAGTTTGGAATCATGACCATAGCGGACCAGATAATATTCTTGGTCATGCGGTTCTTGAGAATCGCGAGGATGGAGTCTATGCTTACTGTTCATTTAATGAAACAGAAAAAGCTCAGACAGCAAAGGAACTTCTTAGACATCATGATATTGGCTCGCTTTCAATACACGCAAATCAACTTAAACAAACAAAAAACAAGGATGTGCTTCATGGCGTTATTCGCGAAGTAAGTCTTGTACTTGCCGGAGCAAATCCAGGAGCCCAAATCGACTTCCCTATTATTCAGCATTCGGATGGGTCATTTGATACAGTCGAGGATGAGGCTATTATTTATCCATTTATTGAGGAACTTTCACTGGAACACGGCGAGGTTCCTTCTTTTTATTCTGAGGAAGAATCTGTAGAAGAAATTGCAGAAGAAACCGAAGAAGAAATCGAGCACGCTGAAGAATCTGAAAAAGATAAGGAGGACAAAAAAGTGGCCGAAGAAAACAAGACAAATAATGAAGAAACTATCGGGGATGTAATGGACACATTGACCGATAAGCAGAAAGATGCAGTTGCCGCAGTTCTTGCAATTGCTCTTGAGGAGAATGAAAACAATAAAAGAAATAATGAGGAGGACGAAACCGTGAAGCATAACGCTTTTGAAAACGAAAACGAGCAGGATGAGTACCTTACACATGCTGAGGTTGAAGAGCTCTTTGCAGGAGCTAAGAGAGAGAAGGTAACATCTCTTAAGGATTACATGCTCGAGCATAGTATTGACACAACTGGAATGGAGGTAGCAACAGGAGACCAGACATATGGTTTCAATGATGTATCTATGCTGTTCCCAGAAGCTAAGTCACTCAACAACCCACCTGAGTGGATCATGAGAGATACTGGATGGGTTGGAGTAGTTATGAATGGAGTTCATAAAACACCATTCAGCAGAATTAAGTCTATATATGCTGACATTACACCAGACGAAGCAAGAGCTAAAGGTTACATGAAGGGTAACGAGAAGAGAGAGCAGGTATTTACAACTCTTAAGAGATCTACAGCTCCTTGTACAATCTACAAGAAGCAGAAGCTTGATAGAGATGACATTATCGACATCACAGACTTTGATGTAGTTCGTTGGATTAGAACTGAAATGGACTTCATGCTTGATGAGGAAATCGCTAGAGCAATTCTTATCGGTGATGGTCGTGCTTCAGATGCTGACGATAAGATTAATGAAGAGAGCATCAGACCTATTGCTAAGGATGTACCACTCTTTAATGTAACGGTTAATGTAAATGTTCCTAATGGAGCAACAGGACAGGAGAAGGCCGACGCTATTATTGACTCCGTTCTTAGAGCTCGTAAGGAGTATAAGGGTTCTGGAAATCCTACACTCTTCACAACAGAAGATTGGCTTACAGAAATGCTTCTTCTTAAGGATGGTATTGGCCATAGACTTTACAAGACAGAGGCTGAGCTTGCTACAGCACTTCGTGTAAGCAAGATTGTTACTGTTGAAGTAATGGAAGGACAGAACATTGACAGCAAGCCACTTGTTGGTATCGTTGTAAACCTTTCAGACTACAATGTTGGTGCTGATAAGGGTGGAGAGAAGAATCTCTTCGATGATTTCGATATCGACTACAACCAGTACAAGTACCTGATCGAGACAAGAAGATCTGGAGCACTTGTTAAGCCAAGGTCAGCTATGACAATTCTTATTAATGAAGCAGTTGGATCTGATAGCAATAGTGATAACGAAAACACTGAAGGCTAAATTTCAAAATGGCAGTAAGAGGAGGCAATTATGAAGTTCGCAGGTAAAATCGGATTTGTCCGTACCATAGCTGATGAGGGAAGCGTCTGGAGAGAAGAGGTTATCGAGAAGTCTAAGAAAGGCGATTTCGTTAGAGATGCCAGAAGATGGGAGAAACCTACCGAAGTCAATGATAGTATCACAATCAGTGATGAAATAGAAATAGTTGCTGACTCTTATATGCTTGATAACTATGCGTTTATCAAGTACGTAGTAATACGGGGCGTTAAATGGAAAGTAAATTACATTGATATTTCAAGACGCCCTAGAATCAAATTAACCCTCGGAGGAGTATATAATGAGGACGAATCCTAAAACAAGGCGTCTTGAACTAGACGCTAAACTAAAGGCCCTCTTGGAAAGTATATATGGCGAAGGTAATGCCAATTTATATTTTCAACCTCCAGAGGGTTTTAAATTAAAGTATCCTTGTATCGTATATCAGAAAGATACAGGTGACCACAAGTTTGCAGACAATAAAGTTTACAGTTTTATGCAAGCTTACCAACTAACTTTTATAAGTAAAGATCCAGACAATGTTGTGGTCGACGCTTTATTAGATGAATTCAAGTATGCCAGATATGGCCGGAATTTTAAAGTCGAAAACATAAATCATGACGTTGTAATACTATATTATTAAAATAAGGAGGACAAAATCGTGTCTAATTATGCTATTAATTGGGATGCAACCGGAGAGAAGTTCTATGAAACTGGTGTGGACCACGGTGTGCTTTACCCACAGAACAACAGCGGCGCATATCCAAAGGGTGTCGCTTGGAACGGACTTACAGGAGTAACTGAATCACCTTCAGGAGCTGATAAGAACGATGTATACGCTGATAACATTAAGTATCTTGTACTTAGATCAGCAGAAGACTTTGGAGCAACAGTAACATGCTATACTTACCCAGATGAGTGGGAAGAGTGCGATGGTTCAAGAATGCCTATAGCTGGTGTTAAGATTGGACAGCAGCCAAGAAAAGCATTTGGTATGTGCTATAGAACTCTTAAAGGTAATGACATTCAGGGTACTGAGTATGGGTATAAGCTTCATCTTATTTGGAATGCAACAGCTTCTCCATCTGAGAGAGCATACTCAACAGTAAACGACTCACCAGAAGCAATTGAGTTCTCATATGAGATTGCTACAACACCTACACCAATTGCAGGATACAAGCCAATAGCTTCTATGACAATTGACTCATCAAAGGTTGCAGCAGATAGACTCGCTGCACTTGAACAGGTTCTTTATGGTGTAGCTGGTGGAGCAGATCCTCGTCTGCCATCTCCAGATGAAGTTATTTCTATACTTAAAGCTTCTTCAACAAGAAATATAACTATAACACCTTCAAGCATTGAGCTTACAGTTGGAGATACATATGCACTTACAACTCAGGTTGTTCCATCTAATGCTAAAATTACTTGGACATCATCAAGCGAGACATATGCAACTGTAGAGAATGGAGTTGTTACAGCTATAGCTACTGGTACATCTACAATCACAGCTAGCATTTCTGATGGTTTTAGCGGAACACTTACAGATACATGTACAGTTGTAGTTATCGCCGCAGAACAGGGCTAATTGATATTTTTGTCGTAGGGTTACGCAATGCGTAGCTCTACGGCTTTTTAATTGTTTTATCATAAAATGTAGAAAAGGAGAAAACCCAATATGTATTCAGTTTTATTAGATTATACAGATTTCAATGGAGATCCATGTAAAGAAAGACTTTACTTTAATATTACAAGAGCAGAACTTCAGAAGCAGAACATGCACACAAAAGGAGGTCTGCTTAGTTACTTAACAAGAATTATAGCGACTAGAGATCAGGAAGAAATTGCAACATACTTCGAGAAAATAGTTGACATGTCATATGGTATAAAGAGCGACGATGGTAAGAAATTTACAAAAACAGAAGAAATAACAAAAGAATTTATGAGCACTGCTGCATATGATGAATTATTCTTCCGTTTAACAACTGACGATAAGTTTGCAAGTGACTTTGTTAATGGAATCTTACCTAAAGAGCTATTTAAAGAAGAGAATAATAATCCTGAGACGGAAGCTGAGATTAAAAAGCTTTATGAAGAAATGGGAATCGAGCCTCCAAAAAAGGGGTAATTGTCTATGAAAACAATAATAATACCAGCCAGCGGCGAATTGTTTAATAAAGAAACTGAAGAATTCTTCACGCTGCCTGAAACAAAAATCGTTATAGAGCACTCATTAGTTTCAATTTCAAAATGGGAGTCAAAGTGGCATAAACCATACCTTTCAAAGGAGCAAAAAACATCTGAGCAAGTTCTTCATTATATAAAGTGTATGACAATAACACAAAATGTAAATGATAGTATATATTTGGCTATGCCATCATCTGCTATTAATGAAATCGTTGAATATATTGAAGATCCTGCCACAGCCACAATCATTAATGACCCTAAGGACAACAAATTACATAACGAAATAATAACATCTGAATTGGTATATTATTGGATGTTTAAATTAGGCATACCTAAAGAATGCGAGAAATGGCATTTTAATAGATTACTGACTTTAATAAGAGTCTATGGAGCAAAAGATAATCCTAAGAAAATGAGTAAAAATGAGATTTTAAATCAGAATAGATCGTTAAACAAATTAAGACGATCACAGTTCAAATCAAAGGGGTGATAAGAATGGCCCTAAACATTATAGAAAATTTGGCTCATAGATCCAATTATGGTTCGGAGAGGCCATTGTCGTCAATTACCTATATAGTTATACATTATACAGGCAATGACGGAGACAGAGCCTTTAACAATATAAAATACTTTCAGAATCCATTGCCATCTGATAAGAAAGCATCGGCTCATTACTTTGTAGATGACAATAATATTTACCGTTCGGTACCAGATAAATATGTAGCATACTCAGTTGGTTCTAGAACTGTCGATAGAAGCAAAGGCGGAGGCAAATATTATGGACTTTGTACCAATTCTAATTCATTAAATATAGAATTATGCGATACAGTCAAAGATGGAAAATACAATGTCACGCAGAAAACTATTGAACTAGCATTAGAACTGACAAAAGAACTCAAAGTAAAGTATGGCATTCCTGAATCACACATCATCAGGCACTTCGATGTCACTGGTAAGGAATGCCCTGCTTACTGGGTTGATAAGACTAAATGGGAGAAAGAATTCCACAGTAAAATCTACATTCTAAATGGTTGGTATCAGGATGGAGATACCTGGTATTACTATGAAGACGGTAAAATGTCACATGGCAAATGGATTAAAGACGGAACCAAATATTACTATCTTAAACCTGATGGTTCCATGGCCGTAGATGAGTTTGTTAAAGCTTCCGACTATGAAACTAGTAAGAAACTATACTGGGTAAACATAGAAGGTATGTGGGACGAGAAGACTTATCGTTGGAAACAGGACGAAATCGGATGGTGGATTGCTCAAGTCGGAGGGGCTTGGTATCCAAAATCCGAATGGTACAAGATAGATGGCAAATGGTACTACTTCAATGAGAAGGGTTACATGGTAACTGGTACTAAAACTATTGATGGAAGAATCTATTCTTTTAATAGCGACGGAGAATTAGTCGGATAATTCAAAATGGGAGCAAATTCTAATGTTTTCAGTTACTAACAAAGGGGATTTTCATAATTTAGAGAGATTCCTAAAAAAGAATAAACAAATAGATATGGACCATTATCTTGAAAAATTTGGTCAAGCTGGAGTTGAAGCATTACGAAAAGCAACTCCTAAAGATACTGGGCTCACTTCGGAGTCTTGGTATTATGAAATAGATAAAGGAAAATTTAAAACTACAATAACATGGAAAAACAGTAATGTTATTGACGAATGGTACAATGTAGCTATTGGAATACAATACGGACATGGTACAGCTAATGGTGTTTATGTGCAGGGAATAGACTATATAAATCCTGCCATGAGCACCATTTTTGATGAATTGGCGAATCAAATATGGGAGGAGGTGACTAATGCATGAGTTCAAATAACGTGGATAATAGAGTTGTTAATATGGCATTCAATAATGCCCAATTTGAATCCGGCATTAGTCAGACCTTATCCTCATTAGATAAGCTGAAACAAAGTTTACAATTTAATAATGCAACAAGTGCAGAAAGGCCGTGAATTAAGCCGGTGGATGTAGGCGGGTTTCCCGGAATATCTGTTGGGAATATTGCTAAAAGAAAAGCCCCAACACAAAAAATACCTAAGGTTA